CGCTGCACGGTCGTGCAGGTGCGTAAGTCCAAGTACCCCGTTACGCCACAGGACGAGGCGATGGCACGGGGTGAGGAAGCCCTGCAGAGCGACACAAAGGGAATATTCCGCTTCAATGCTGGCAGGGAGCAAAAGACTGTCCCTGACTATAACCAGTACACCATCCGTCGGTGCAACGACTGCGACTTGGCTCGTGGCAAGACCACGCTCGCATTCGTGCCAGACAATGAACTGTGTGCGGCATGCCGGCTTGTACGCCAATGTGAAAACCAGCGGTTCCATACCAAGAGGCTATATCCAAATGGGGGCAAGGTGCAAGTGCACCAGCTTGTCAATCCTGCTGATAGCGACTATAATAAATTGGAGCAAGTAGCCGAATTCTTTGCAAAGCAGGGGAAAGATGTAAAACTGACCCCTAAGATGTCTCGTCCGCAGAAATTCGTCTATCAAAATATCTACCACTCGCTGATGGGAACCAAGTATGAAGGCAAATGTCCCGACCTGCTCATCGATGGCAAGTGGTACGAGCATGAGGGATTCACCTCGGATAATCCAAAGAGAGCGTTCCGAAATATGCTGAATGATGGACTGAAACAATCGGATAGGCTCATTATTGACAAACCTGATTTGACCGAAGCGTACATGAAACGCATCATCCATCAGAGAATAAAGGATGGACAGCGTATCACAGAAGTGTGGTTGAAGAATGGAGAAAAATTAGAAGTATTGTATAAAAAGTTAGAGGAATGATTGCTCATTCCTCCTTCTGGCGAGGAATCGGTAGTCATTAGCTACGGAATCCTCACTGCAAATATAGTAATAAACCATCAAATATCAAACAATTATGAAGAAAATTATCGAATTTCTCAAAAAATCAAACCACTACAAGCACCTTATCGGTGGTTTTATGGTGGGATTGCTTGCCTGTTCGCCTTGGACAGCACTCTATTCGGCTGTCGTGGCAGCCACCTGTCTTGAACTCAAGGACAAGATGTACAGCAACATCTATGGCTGGACAGACTGGTCGCTCTCGGTAGGTGGTGGTGCCGTTGCCGCGCTTATCTGGCTGATTCTCTGAAAAGTTGAACGGAAGCCCCCTAAATATGAGTACCTTTGCATTTGGAACGGCGGAGTCCCCCAATCCCGTGTTGTCTATCGTGGCAGCAACAACGCGAACCCGAACTGCGGTGTCTCGTACACGAATGCGAATAACGATGCTTCGGCTTCGCACACGAATGTCGGTTCGCGTCTGGCAAACAATCAATCGGTTCCACGGCAAGGATGGACGTGTCCTCACTGCCGTACCGAGGGGGGCAAGCCACGGCAAAAGCACTCATCAGGGTGGAAAGCCGGAACATCAAGTGTCGGGTGGAGTTTGGTAGGTCCACACCAAGACTCGAAGAACTCAGGCCCGGAGAAAGGAAGGCTTATGCCTTTCGTGTATAAATATAAAATCGGATAAAGAAGATGCGCAGGGATGGACACATCATTGAAGAGGTCGTAGAATACTCCAATATGTCGGACTCGTTCGACAGGGTGCTTCGCGGTACCAAGCGAAAGGAAAGCCCGCAAGGACGTTCGCTGCTTGCACACCGCGAAGAGGTTATCCGGGAGTTGAGCGACCGTATCAAGGCAGGGACCTATACCGTAAAGGACTACCGCGAGCGTGAGATCAATGAGAATGGAAAGGTGCGCCGCATACAGATTCTGTCAATGAAAGACCGTATAGCAGTACACGCTATCATGGCAGTGGTGGACAGACACCTGAAGAAGCGTTTTATCCGAACTACCTCCGCAAGTATCAAGGGACGGGGAATGCACGACCTGCTGGCGTATATCCACAGGGATATGCAGGAACAGCCGGAATCGACGCGCTTTTGCTACAAATTCGACATCAGCAAGTTCTATGAGAGTATATCTCAGGATACGGTGATGGATTGTGTGCGTCGGGTGTTCAAGGATGAGAGGCTCATCACTATGTTGGACGGCTTCGTCCGTATGATGCCTCATGGACTTAGCATCGGGCTCCGTTCCTCACAGGGACTTGGAAACCTGCTGCTGTCCATACATCTTGATCACGTGCTGAAAGATGAGTGCGGTGTACGCCACTTCTACCGTTACTGCGATGACGGCGTGGTGCTTGCAGGTTCCAAAAGAGAACTCTGGGAAGTGCGCGAAGTCATACACCGCCAGATAGAGAGCATCGGCCTGCAGGTTAAGGGTAATGAGCGCATATTCCCTGTTACGGAAGGTATAGACTTTCTCGGATATGTAATCCGTCCTGACTATATCCGACTGCGTAAGCGCATCAAGCAGAAAGCCGCAAGGAAGTTGAAGGAAATAAAATCAAGAAAGAGGCGGCGTGAACTCATAGCCTCGCTTTACGGCATGGCCAAACACGCCGACTGCAATAATATGTTTTATAATTTAACAGGCAAAAAAATGAAATCATTTAAGGACTTGAACGTTTCTTACCAGCCGGAAGACGGCAAGAAACGCTTTCCCGGAACAGTGGTGAGTATACGGGAACTGGTAAACCTGCCCATCGTGGTTAAGGACTTCGAGACAGGTATCAAGACAGAGCAGGGGGATGACCGCTGCATCGTCTCCATCGAAGTGAACGGGGAGATGAAGAAGTTTTTCACAAACAGTGAGGAAATGAAGAATATCCTCGCACAAATCAGGGAAATGCCGGACGGCTTCCCGTTCGAGACAACTATCCGGACGGAAACTTTCGGCAAGGGTAGAACAAAATACGTTTTCAGCTGATGATTAGAGTACAAGGAAGTGCCGGTGTGAGGCTGCTCGAATGCACCAACCCGGCAAGAGGAAAATGGCGTGTGCGTTGGGACGTGCAGCAAAAAGATGATGGCTCGGCAGATTATATGGAACACGAGTTTGACCACCTGCCGGAACTGGAGGAAGTAAAGAGCCTCATAATAGCATGGTACAATGCCAAGGTAGATGAAGCCATACTTTCGGGATTCACCTACGAGGATATGGCTGTATGGCTGTCGTCCGAAAACCAGTTCAACTATAAATCGGCATACGACCTTGCCGTACAGACCGCAGGGGCAACCCTGCCCGTTACCTTCAAATTCGGGACAGACGAGCAGCCGCAGTACCGCAAGTTTGAAACGCTCGACGAATTGACGGATTTCTACGTCAAGGCGATGACTTATATCCAGTCCTCTCTGGCCAATGGTTGGAAGGAAAAGGACGCCATCGACTGGTCGGCATACAGGAAGGAGGCTGACCATGAGTAAGGGCTGTGGTTGTCAGAGTGGAATCTTCAGGTGGTTCAAGCCACCCTATGCAAAGTTGTTCTATGCGGCATGCTGCATCCACGATGATGACTACGACCGTGGGGGCAGTGAAAGCGACCGCAAGGCTGCTGATGTCCGCCTGTTCGTGAATTGCTTCCGGAAGATAGGAAAGTGCAGTTTCGCACCGGCAAAGGCTCTCTGGGTAGCTGTCATTGCACTATGCTACTATTGGAGCGTCCGCCTGCTTGGTGGAAACTATTTCAAGTATAGTGGATAGTTGAGAGTCCCTTCGGGGGAGGGATATAAAAAGCCCCCGGCCTGTTAATAGTCATCTCACCTACATATTAACACATAAACGCCACAAGAGCGCGACCGGGGGCAAATGCCCTTCCGACCACTCTTATGGCTTTTTTTTATGCGCCTATGTAAGTGAGATGTTGCAAAGATACAAAATTTTGTGAAGATGAAGATAATTGAGGTCTTGAAATTTAACAGGGAACTGATAAAAAGACTGCGAATGGCAGGAATACGCTTGGAAGATGAGCAGTTCGTGGACTTGTATAGTGATTATACCACACTGCTTGCGAAAGGAGAAAAGGTGTCATACATCGTGGCTATCCTTTCAGAAAGGTATGCCGTAAGTGAACGGAAGGTGTATGGGCTCATCAAGCACTTTCAAACTGACTGCACGCCCTCTGCAGTGTGATTTGCCAGCTTTGTTCTTTCGTCTATGCCGGCATGGGTATCTTTGTGCCAAGAAGCAAAACAGACGAAACATGAACAAGTATTACCAAATTCTACAAAGGATTCTCGTGTTAGGAAAGACACAGACCAACAAGAAGGGAGCCATCCGCTACCTTCTCAACGAACAGCTGACACTCAACCCCGGCGACCTGCTCGACATCTTTGAGAGCCACGGCATTGCCCGAAAGAAACTGAAAAATGAACTCCGCCTCTTTATGCAGGGGGAGCGTAATGTAGAGAGATACAGGGAAGCGGGTATCAACTGGTGGGACTACTGCGGTCCGGTTCTTGTGAACAGCTATCCCACTTATCTGGAGAAACTTCCACCATTGATTGCGAAGATCAACCGTGAGAAGCGCAGCAGCAAGAACTATGTCCTTTTTCTCGGCTCAACAGATGCAGAAAGCAATCAGGCACCCTGTCTCAGCCTCGTACAGTTCCAGATTGAGCAGGGAGAACTCGTACTTACAGCCTACCAGCGCAGCAGCGACGCCAACCTCGGACTGCCTGCCGACATCTACCACCTCTACCTTATGGCAAGGCAGATAGAGCTGCCGCTGAAGTCTATCACGCTCAACATCGGCAACGTGCATATTTACGAGAACAACATCAGCCGGACGGAACAGCTCCTTGCCGGGAATGAGGACATCAAATTTGACTTGAACGTATGAGCCGTATGTATAAGTCAGCCCCGTTGCCTTTCGTTGGGCAGAAAAGAATGTTCGTCAGGGAGTTTATAAAGGTATTGGGGCAGTTCCCTGCCGACACCGTATTCGTGGATTTGTTTGGAGGCTCCGGGCTGCTCTCGCACGTTACCAAGCGTACCAAACCCGAATCGACAGTGGTTTACAATGATTTCGACAACTATCGCTGCCGACTGCAGCACATTCCACAGACCAACAGGCTGATAGCAGACCTGCGCGACATCGTGGTGGACAGTGTGCCGCGCAACAAGCCTATCACTGGCGAGTTGAGGGAGCGTATCTTCGCCCGTATCGAGCAGGAAGAGAGAGCGGTCGGGTATGTTGATTTCATTACACTGTCCTCATCGATTATGTTCTCAATGAAATACCGCCTGAGCGTGCCAGAAATGAGGAAGGAAGTCCTTTACAACAGTATCAGGAAGAATGACTATCCCCTCTGCTCCGATTATCTCGGCGGCCTCGAAATCACCTCCTGCGATTACAAGGAACTCTTCAACCGGTACAAGGACACGCCGGGCGTGGTGTTCCTCGTGGACCCTCCTTATCTTTCTACGGAGGTAGGCACCTACAATATGTATTGGAAAATGGCTGATTATCTGGACGTGCTGAATGTCCTTGCCAGACACTCTTTTGTCTATTTTACTTCCAACAAGTCCTCCATTCTCGAACTGTGCGAATGGCTTGGGCGTAACCGGTCCCTCGGCAATCCGTTTGAGAATGCCGCCAAGGTTGAGTTCAATGCGCACATGAACTACAACGCCTCGTACACAGACATGATGCTGTTCAAGAAGGAGGCTGTCTGACCGTGTTTATTTCCAACCTGTGCGCACGAAAAAGCCCCGACGGTAAATTGTCCGTCGGGGCTTCTTTGTTGCGACACGGGGCGTTTATTCCGTCATCAGGTAGCGCACCTCATAGCTGTCTATACTCTCCAATATGTCCTCGTGGTTGTGGTTGGTATCTATTGCGACGAGCGTCATGCCATTGAAATGCTCACCGCTCAGTCCTTCAAGGGTAGAATGGATTTTATAGCTCAGGTCCCATGCCGCGTCCTGACCTCCATCGGTCCAGTCCGTAACGATGTGAAGGCGCACCTGTCCCTTGCCACGGTGCCCCCTGCCTTGGAACGGCGCACAGTTGATGGTGGCTATCTCCACGAATACGGCAGGACGTTCCCAGTTATCCTCCTGCTCAATGAACTCCACGTTGTGGTTCCACAGGGCAATGTGCGCCACTTCGGGCACGTTTACATTCAGTTTTTCCTTGATGGCGTTGTATAATTCCTTTCTCATTTCTGCTTGATGTCTAAATGGTCAAAATACTCGGTCAGATTTTCCTCTATGATTTCGGTTACCGTTTTCTCCACTTCGGGTGCAGTGCCGAGGAACTGCCGCTTGGGTATCTTGATACTGCTGCCGACTTTCATCAGGGCAAGCAGTTTCCAGAACTCGGCCTCCGTACTCAGCTGTACCGTGCGTTTGTCCCGCTTTCGTTCCCCGTTCTTTTTCCTGCCGAACGAGCCTGTCGCCTCATAATACTTGTACCAGAAGTAAGACTTCATCTTCCTCGTTACCTTTATTTCGCCACCCTCGTTGTGAATGGCGGCTGCAGGGTGGGAGGAATAGAAGGTAATACTACTGTCCGTACTCCGGCTCTGCACGCTGCGCCGCAGACCGCCAGTGTCAATCAATATGGAACCACCGGGGCGCATCGGGCTTTTTCGCCTTGCCCACTTCTGCGAGAAAAAGCCCTGCCGCTCGAAATTCCTGTCGAACTCGTCCGTAAGATCGACACGGATGTCTTTCAAAATTCGGGCAATAACCTCGTGCAAATCATCTTTCATTGTCGTTACCGAAATCAAAGAGCAATAGCTGACGGGTATCGTCAGCTATCTTATTCTTACTTTCCGCGCTCGCGTTGAGTATATTGTAAAAGGTACGCTCCGTAATGGCATATACAGGATATACGTACCGTCGCCATATCTCACGGTTGGAAATTCCGCTTCTGGCATGTAGGTCGTATATCCTGTTTATTTCCTCTACACGTTTCTGATAACTTACTCCGCGTCGCTTCTGCATATCTTATCGCTCCTTCTGTTTATAAGGTCTGATGTCATACTCCATAACCGCGCTCACCGTAACCCTGCCTGAACCCTCGCACTGGGGGCACTGCTCAAAGGTAAACGTGCCGTCTGTCGCTATTCTCCGATAGTGCCCCGTACCGCAGCACTTGCGGCACAGGGCTACTTTGGGTGCCTTTGTTACTTGGTGCTTCATGCTGTTTCCTCCTTCTTGGGTTCCACGTAGAAGGCTTCGTCCTGCACTACCTGAATGCCGCATTTGGCCATGCTATCCGCCATCTGTTCGGCATCACGGTCTGCAAGCAGCTTATCCTTGGCGATGTCCCAAGTCTGGCGTGCATAGTCAGGAAGGAACTCCTTAACCAGTTGCAACGCGCTTGCCCATGTAAAGCCTTTGAGGGTCTTCAGCTTCGGCGTGCCCGTGCGGAAGCCTATCACACCGTGCGCCATGTCGAGGCTCTTTTTCTTGGTGAACAGCTCGGCTTGGTTCTCCGTGGCGAATGCCTGAAGAGTGTCGAACGCCTTGTCGCGCTCCTCCGAGAGGGTGGCTATCTTGTCGGCATACTTCTCACGGTACTTGGCGCACTGCAACTCAATGTCCGCATTGATTTTCTGCAACTGTGCATCGCTCTTGGCATAGGTTGCAAACGCTTCATCGGCGGCTTCTCTGCTCACGCCGGTAATGATTACTTTTTTCTTTCTTGTTGCCATAGTGATATTGTTTTATTTGGTTACTGTATATCCTTTTTGTATCAGGTACGTTGCTATGTACTCGTCATCGTTTACATCTGTAAGCACATCAAACAGGTATTCTTTGACATAATTTGCCATAGCCTTGCTTGAGGCAAGTTCAATATGCTCTGATATGAACTCTGACTTTTTTGTTCTGCCTAAACTGCGGAAGGCTCTTTCAATACTACTTTCCATTGTCTTTTCTTTTTATAGGGTTGATAAAACTAATCTTCTATGCAGGGCGACCAGCTCAGTTTCTGGCGCTCCTCCTCTATCTCAAAGGAGAGTTGCTCAAGGCAGTTGTCATACTCCGCTTCGCTTAAGCCCTCCGTGAGTTCCTTGATGTGCTCCATCGCACGCTTTACAAATTCTCTTGGTGTCATATTCATTAACTTTCTGCTATATTACCCATCGGGACATAAACAAATGAGGTCGCATTCTTCTGCTCTTCCCGTGGTCGCTGTGGTTTCAGACCGCCCTTGCGCTTGATAGTCCTCAGTTTTACAGCGAGGTCTTCAAGCTCTTCTATGCTGATGTTCCTGAAAGGCTTACCAGCAAGACGGGAATTCAGACAGAAGTTGTCTACTCGCGCCCAGTCTGTGGTATCCACACCGAGCTGCTGCATCAGCTTCAGGCACACGCTGCGCTTCCGTCTGAGTTCCTTCCGGATGGCCTCCCTGCGCTCATCGAATCCTGCCACTCGTTCCATATCGTTGCACATCGCGTCATACTCCTGTATGGAAGTCTCGTGAAGGTGGACCGTCCGACCGTGGGTATATTGCTCCACAAGCGTTTCCTTATCTGCTCCGGGCAGTTTTTTCAGCAGACAGTAGAAACGTGCGTAGTTCCGTTCCGCTCCCATAGCTTCTCCTCCTTCCAGTCCTTGTATGCGCTGCGGCCACAGGCTACGACCTCGGCCACGCTGTTCTTGAAAATATCAATGTCGAACAGTGGTGTGCCGTGTACACAGATGTACAGCCTGCTGTTGAATTCCATTACCTGCACAGCTTCCCGTGCCTCTGCATCAAGTGCCGCCTGACGGTCTGCCTCGATACGCTCCGCACGCTGCTCGTGCCACACTTGAATACGCTTCTTGATTTCGTCTAAAAAATTGCTCATTGTCATATTGATTAAAGATTATACATTGTCTGACGCTCTCCACTCAACGGTTATCAATGCGTCGAGCCTGCCGCTGCCATTGCATATCGGGCACTCTTGCTTGTAGCGTTCCTGCCACTCATCTTCCTGCCAATGGTAGCCGTTCCCTTGACAGTAAGGACAACTGTGCCCACGGCTCTCGATGCGGTCTGTCATACGCCCGCCCGGACTCATACGTCCCGGAGTGATTTCAATCATCCGTCTTTCCTTGCTCATAGCGATCTTGTTTTGATAGTCTTATTCTTTCGGGCAGTACCACGGTATAGTTGCAATATCGGCAGCACCGTCCTTCCGTTCTCACAGGATAGGGATTATTACCCATCCCCTCTATCTCTTTGCCGCAGATGCAGCATTTTTCTTTCTCGTCCATATCACAGATTGTTACTTGTTTTCAATATACCTTCTTTCCAGACTACATAATGGTTTCCGGCTTCACCGATTGACCGGCCCAAGCAGTAGGCTTTGTAACCCATCACACGAACCTTCATATCGCAGATATACCTGAGCCGTCGTGCCGGTTTGCCTGTTGGCTCACTTTTGTCTTCCTGACTGATGAAGATGAAGCACTTGCGATTGAAACGGCGCATCAAGGCAACAGCAGCAGGATAAGTCCATCCGAAATCGTCGTATGCCACTTGATAAGAGTCCACGATAATGAATTTCGGGGATTTGGGCTTGGAAAGACGCTCGGCAAGTTCCTCTATCGAATCATCGGTTACAACTCGAAAACGTCCTTGTACCTCGTTCATTCCCAAATAGTCCATTCGGCGCTGAAAACTCTGGTTTACACGTTCCTCATAGCTCATATAGAGAACAGGACCATACTTGCACAGTTCCTTGCCCAACTGCATAACAAACGAGCTTTTGCCCTGCGCACTCGCCCCGCTGATGAACCAAGAGGCGTTCTCGGCAGGGAAGCCGAACGGCTCACTCCACTGCTCACCCCAAGGCAATGTCACCCATTTCTTGGCTGCAATCTCTTTCGGACTGTATGCGCGTTTGGTCATAGTTATTTTTTCAGAACCTCTATTAAGTAATCGGCAGCCACACGAGATAACCATGCCACACTTCGGAACACATCTGCTGCAGTATTATCACCCTCTAATTTTGTCTGTTGGCAAGTTTGAACATAAAGGTCTTTAGCTATCTCATACCTGCGCTGTTCCCAGTCTATCTCATTAGCCTTTGCCAATTCTTTTCGGATACCGATAACGGCTTCCATAGCCTCCATTTCTATTTTCGTCATATCACCCAAGTAAAATAGTTAGTCCCTTGTCTGTAATCTCCACATCATTGCGGTCAAAATCACATTCCTCATCATTATTTTCATCATAGTATCTGAAGAAATCGTTAATCTGACCTTCTGCGTATTCTCTCAATTCTCCAAGATTGGTATCCTCGGGAACATACCCTGTATACTTCATTACAATGCTTACACGTTTCATATCATGCTCCTTTCTTTAGTTTTTCTATTTCTGTATATACTCGCCTCAGACCGCCACCGCTCTTGCGTACTATCTGACCAATGTCCGTGCCTTTCGGTGCGTTCACGCTGGCCACGGCACGGGCTTGCTCCAACAGGAACTCCCTACGGTCATCTTCTTGGTCAGGCGTTACACGGCTGTACTTACCGCCATAGCGTGAGAATATCTCGGCATAGCCCACTTTCTGATGTTCCACCATTCTGTTGATTTTGGCACGCAGTCCGTCTGCTCCCATCATATACCAGCCACAGCACATTTCCGTTGCGTTCCACAATGCCTTCAGTTCAAGGAAAGCCTCGTACTGCAAGTCCCCAGCTTCGTCCAGCACTACCAACGGACGCTCCATCGAGCGTAGATAATACACGAGATCCTCGTAGGTGTCCTGATACTTGCCGCTGATGCCGACACCAAACTCCTGTGCTATCTTCTTGACCAACGCACGCTTCGTCTTCACTTGTGAACAATCGACGTACACAGCGTTACGGTGTTCGTGTACATACCAGCGTGCCGTATAGGTCTTGCCGATGTTGGGCAGGTCGCAGAGTATCACGCTCAGACTGCGTTCCTGACACGCCTCCATCTGCAGGCTGATATACCTGAAGGTTTCCGTCTGTGCCCCTTTCCACTCAATCGTCTCTCGGAGGTTCACGTCCAGCCTCCGGGCAATGTTTACCCAGTTGGCATCACTCAGCGCTTTCTCCGTCTGGCCTTTTTTCAAGCCGTTATAGACACTTGGAGAGATACCCAGTGCCGATGCGTGCTTCGCATCACTCGGATAGTTCTTGCGGTTGGCTGCTATCGCCTCCAAAATCCGCTGTTTTTGAGTCTCACTAATCATATTCTAATGGCATTTTAACGTTATTCTATATATCTGCGACTGCTCTGTCCGATGCGCTTGGCAATGGCATTTTGGGCTCATATTTCAGAGGAACGGAGGCTTTTAGTTCCTGTACCTCCTGCTGTGCCTGTTGGCTCGGTTTCAGTATTCCCAGTCTGTCGATGGCATTGTCCTCAACGTATTTGTTGAACTTGACTATCTTCTTCTGTTGTTCCACAAATGCAACTCGGTCTTCTTCCGTCTGCTCGGCCATCACACGGCTGTAGGTGTTCACTTTCTCAACTGTGTCGATATACTTGCCCTTCTGATAGATGAAGACCTCCTGTGGTGCGCCCTCATCGTCTGGCAGATAACAGGCGGTAACCTTGTAATTGTTCGGCTCCAATCGTTCCAGTACGCTCGTGCTGCTCAGCCACCAGTCTTCGTGTGCCACCCTTACGGTCGAGTTCCTGCGAATGCTTGTTTCCACCCGCTCGCCGATATGGTAGGCAAGTGTTCTCGCATCGTATGGCAGCAGGTTCGGGTTGATGTTTGCCTCCAGCACCTGCCAGCGCGTCATACCCGGATACATCTTCTGGTTGGGATGCAGCGTGTTGTTCCATTCCTCGTTGTCCTTGCGGTCATCGGCAACCAACTGCTCCCAAGTGAAATATTCCTTGTCCTCGTAGAGTTCGTTGGTCTCGTCGCTAATTTTCTGATACTCCTGACGCCACTTGCCCTTGCCGTAGAAACGACCGATACCCTCGTGGTTCTTGTGTATCACGCTGCGCTTCTTCGCACCGTTCAGAGGCTCGGCATATTTCTCCTGTGAGTTCAGAGGGGCGCAGAAGCGCACGAACTTGAACACCGTCTCGGCTTTCAGGAAGCCCTCCTTGTACTGACTCATCAGGTGGTTCTCCACTTCGATACCGGCAGGAATGCCCCAGCCGTTACTGGCTATCAGCCGGAACATATCGCGGAAGCAATCCACTACGAGCCTCTCGTCCTTCTTCCTCGCATAGCTTGCGCCAATCACGCACTGGCTTACCACATCGTAGGCATAATATGCGTGGACACGCTGCTTTGTGTCCTTCAACTTGCGTGTGAGGTCCACGTCGTCCATCGTGATCTGGCTCAGTGAGAACTGTCCGCTATGGCGGTGCATATAAGGCATTTGTTCGTGCATAAAGGTACTCCAGCTTGATAACGACTTTTCTATCAGCATTTTGGTTGCCGGCTCGTTCAGTATATTGTTGATAGTGCTCTCGCTCAGGAACTTCGGGTCGCCGTTCTTATCCGTGAAATCATCGGGATTGAACAGTTCTCCGGTCTTCGGGTCGTAAACATCAAGCTCGCCACAGACAAAGCTGATATACATCTCGTGTACGTTGCTGTTGTAGGGTTTGTTCGGCAAGACTGCCAAGCCACGGACCAGTTGCTTGGTCTTGTAATCCACTTTCCTTGCGCTCTGATTGCCGAATTTGCCGCTGATAAGGCAGCTGTAGCCGTTGCGCTTGTAGTCGTTTACCTTCTTCCTGAAGCGCAGCGTACTGGTAGGGAGTGTGTGTCCCAGTTCCTCGCGCAAGGTTTCGATGGTCTTAGCCATCATATCCCAGTTGTATCTGCCACCGAACAGGCGTTGGCTGTCCCGTGCGCGCTCATAGAGTTTTATGCAGCAGTTCAGTACCGAGGCGTTGATGATGTACTCGCGTTTCTTTTTCTCGTCAAGGTCTATACCCGTCTTGCTGCGGTCATGGAAAAATGCAACGGCAGCTTGGTCCATTTCGTAATTGGAAAGTACCCACGTCTTGATGCGCACCTCATCGCCGCCGGGGTACTTTTTCTCAACAGCCGCCTTGTACTTACTCGGCAAACTGTCTATGGCAATCAGAGCACAACAATCACTCGCACCGCCTCCATGCCGAACTACCTTTACCTTCTTTCGATAGGTAAGGCTATTGTAGTTCGAGGCAGTCATAATGCCACCATCTACAAGTTCGCCGTATGATATGCAAAGCCTATTGTCGTAATACTCCATATCGCCTCCTTATAAAGCCTTTGCGTATTCCTGCATAGAAGGAATCTCGCTCAGATAAACCTTGCTGTAATCCTTTCTTTTGGAACCCTTGAACAAGATGATTCCCGTGCCAGTTGTCATGTTGGCTTCCAAGACAGCACCATTGCTAAAATACTGGCGCATCAGCCTCATTCCGTTTTCGGTAACATCATAAAAGATTTCCTCCTCAGGTACAGAAGCCTCTATCCAACCACCTTTCATTCTGGCCGTATGGCGGATTTTACGGGCAAGCTCACTGTCGCTGTCAAAGCTCAGTGCCCTGTTAACCATACGTTCTGTTACTCCGAACGCTTTCATAAGCGTCCTTTTCACGTCCATTGTCGTTTGAATCTTACGTGCCATTGTATATTTAATTTTAATTATTATTTTTGCATTCGTTAACAACATCAAGGAAGTGGAGTAAGACCGATGT